ACTCAGCCCTCCGAAGATTTTAGAGTACCATATTGCTGTGTTTAATGTGGCAGCACCACCAGGAGCCTTCTATCATAACTGTTTTTGGGGTTTTCTCTCGAGCGATCCCAGCTCGACGCTTCCCAGGGGGTCCAGTGCTTCTGTGTGGGTCCACATCCCTTCCACTCAATGCTTGCCAAGCGAGTGGTTCCAAAAGGGGAGTTCTTCACACTGGTGGCAGTCCCTGGTGTATTTGTAATGTACGTGTAAAAGTGGCGGTGGTTGTGACTTACATTATAATGATAACGTGAGCTATGTATCATAACACAAGATAACAACTACGGAGAAGCTGAAGCTCCCGTCAGTTGGTGAGTTGCCACTGCTGCATGTCATGGTCCATTTCATACCCCTGACCCAAAGCTTCATGAGCGGAACGGCCGAAAAGACTCATCCCGCTCTTATAGAAACGCTGGGCGTGGGGGCTGTCCAAGACCTTGGTAACAGCATCGAGGAACCCGCCTTCACCATTAAAGGTAGACGTGGGTTGAACTTCAGCAGCAGCACCACGCAGTGCAGTGTATTGCCGTGAAACCCTCTCCCGCTGTAGAGGATTATCAGGCGGCGCTTCCGACGCGGCTCGTGAAATGTAATTTCCAGCATCCGGGATTAACTCGAGATCTTGAACCACCTCAAGCTCCAGGATGTCAGTGCTAGCAGCGCCGCCGGCAACAAAAAGTGCCACTCCAGGAAAATGAAAATTGTCCTGGGCGTCGTCTGAAGACACAGTCCTGAAGACACGCCTCCCGAGATCAGTTGGAGGTACCACCATGGTGACACCATCCCTCAACGGTGAGAAGGTCTGCTGAATCGAGGAAGCCCCGTAATTCGAAGGCATACCATCCACTGTGGAGGGGGTACCATCAGCCGTAGTGTTAGCCATATACAGCTTGGTTGCTATCCTACCTTGATTCTCGAGAGTGTTGTGAATGTAGGCGGCTTTCACGTAAGCAGCATTCACCCGGTATCTTGTGATACTGTTATTCAGGGTAGCGTAGTTGCCACTCCCTGCCCAAGTGACATTGGTGACTACTGAGCCTGAAAATGTGAAGCTGTCGGTGTAAAGCTCTCTCATAACACCGGGTTTGATATACAAAGCGGCGCGGCCCGCCGAGTCAGTGGTGAGGATGAACCTCGTCACCTCTCGATAGGCTATTGTCGGAATGCCGCTGCCATCAGGCCATTTCTTGGGTCCCACTCGTGGATTGAAGAGGGTCAAGAGGCCAGGGTCTTCATAAGCCCCGTTTAGGCCGGCAGCCATTGCCCTTCGTCTGGCGCGTCTCCTACGGTTACGAGCAGTATTACGGGCGGTATTCTTATTACGGTTGGATTTGTTAGACATGATAGATGATGTTGGAACAATGTATAGGTCTATCACACGGGGATCGGTGGAAGTCCGGTCTCACTGCTTCATACGCCAGTTCTAATTCAAACTGCCGATCTGCTGTGAGGCCAAAAGCCCTCCAAAAGGAGATTCGGGCTTCGGCGGTCACTTCCTCCGCTTTGGGTTGCAGTCCTCGCGCCAGGAACTTCATGCCTGAATAGGATCGGTCACGGTCGACTTTACAGTGTTCGGCACCGGCACCAAGGGTCTGGTAGAAAGCCTGCATAACAGGCATCCCACCACAGAGAGCAAGCCCACAATCGCTTATGGACTTTCTCTGCGTGTTGTACGCTCCCTCAGTGTCAGTACACTTGACGGTTAAAACATCACGGTTTAACGCCTCACTAATGAGTCGTACCATCCGCCAGTTTTCTCCGTCGAACACGGGTCGCATGCGGCAGAAGGTCATTCGCTCTAACTGGTGGCATATCTCATCCACCCGAATGTCGAATCCCATCCCTCTGCCCATCGCCTGCAACCTGTCGTCGAACTCCTCAACGTGCTCCTGCTCCATGATAATATTGGTATCATCGCCAGCGCAGAGAATCTCAAACTTCAGGCCCATCCCACTAGCTGTTAGGAATACCATCTGAAACATGGCTAATATTCCGTACACGCTGGTGTTCATGACTCCCGAAGAGAGCTGGCCCTCCACGTTGAACTTGATGACTCCATCGTCACCACGGAGCACTAGCTTTGTTCGCTCTTGCCACATCATGAGGCGGTCGTATTCAGACTCCTCGTGCTGTGTCAGACGCAATACCGTTTTCAGTTGTCTGGCAAGAACCCGCATGACGGGCATGCTGACATGCTGATCAAACCGACTGCAGTCTAACACCAGCGCAACGGGCTTCGTAAAACGCCGCCACTTGGCCGAACAAAGCTCTCCCAATTCAAATGCATTACAACCCTTCGTCACACTTTTCAGTGAGCTACCCCCGTACTTAGACGCTATGGTGTTGAGTGTGTGATACATGGCTTTCTCAGCTGGGTACACATACCTACCCAGTTCCGCGTTAGCACGTGCGCCCATCGGGCGTATCAAGCGGGGCACCTTACCAACCTTCATCTTCTCGTCTTTGATGAATGCTTTGATAACACAGTCCTTCCGGCTCACACGCCGAGTCTCCAATGATTCGAACGCCTGCTCATACACCCTCCGTTTCGGGCCCTTGTAATGGGCGAGAAACTCTATTGGGGTGTATGAGCGGGCACGAACTCGGTGTCGTCTCAGCAGAGCCATGAAGTCTGCAGTAGCTGTTGCCAGATGACGCAAATCTGGACCCGCCACAACACGGTACTCATCCTCAACTCTCTCGTAAAAGATGCGTCCCATTGCTGCGGCATACAGCTCATCCCGCTTATTGTTGTACACAACGCGCTCCTGTCCTGCTCCTATTTCTATAAACCGCCGGAGCCGGCGGTGTCTAGGGGTACCATAGCAATCGGGGGTGGCCAGGGCGGTGGCTTCCATAGAAAGCCCAACCGCC